ACGAATTCGCTGCCAATTAACACCCTTCTTAGGGTAAGCACCAACTGCAACATCTTTGTTGTGTGCAATTAATTTAATAACGTCTTCAACTTGATATTCAATATCGGCATCAATAAACATCAAGCGAGTAAAGTTGCTTTGTAGAAAATATGCCACAAGAACATTACGTGCTCTTGTAACTAAAGATTCATTTGCAATTGTACCAAACGCTACTGGGATTTGATGTTGATTGCAGAATGTTAATAAACGAATTGTTGATCGAAAATACGCTTCTGTTAATTGACCGCCGTAGCATGGGGTCGCAATAAAGATTCTTTCTTTACGAAGATCATCTAGTCTCACTTCTAATTTCTTTTCATTAGGAACAGCTGCTGCTGTGCTAGATTGTTGTCCCGCTTTAGGCAAGTTAGGAACAGGGGGCAAAGCCATAGGCGATACTTTTTTAATTTTTTTATCCATAATAACTCCAAGTTATATTATAAAGGTTCTACTTCGAAAATAGTATATTTGAACGATGCTATCGCTGTAAAATATTCTACGCTTGCTGACGCAATATCAAAATCTAAGGCTTGTAGGGACACAGGGAATAGATTTTTAAATATTATATTTACTTTAGGCGTATTTGTCGAGTCGAGAATAGTCAAAGTACCATCCGAGTATGCCAAAACTTCTTCTTTTCCGCTTGTTTTTGTAACAAACGGGAATCTGCTCGGCCTATTAGTTGTAAATGTTTTGAATTGAGAATAATTGTCAGGGAACCCCAGGGCAATTAACCATCTATACATTTCCAAATAATTGGACATATCCTCAGCTATAATGAAACGAATTGTAAATTCACCGAAATTAATTTTGTCACCTATTGTCGGCACATCGATAAAAGGTGTTGGTTGTGTAGCAAACCCTAATTGTAAATCGGGAATGTTTGCTGATTGACAGGTAAAAGATGTCTTAGGCATGTCCTTAATACTAAACTTAAATGCGTTCGGTCTTAAGAAATCATTTGTCGTAGGTAATGAATTTACCCAACTATCCTTTACGACATCAATGTTTGCAGTATAAGCCATCTGTTTCCTTTATGCTATCTATATATTTATAGCCTGTAGTATGTGCAAAGATTAAAAAAGGGGGAATTACTTCCCCCTTTAAATCCGATCTTCGCCGGCTTGATTACATTAGGTTGATAACCCGTGTACGACGATAATACTGATTGCGGTTCGCAGTGAAATTCGATGCGTCAGAATCAGATAAGCTATCGCTAGATGTAACGTATGGGTTAGCAATTAAACCGTAACGTGTCTTGAAGCCAATCTTTGGCTGGAAGCTGTTAGGATCAATTGCACGAACCATTTGTAAAGGAACATATGGGCAGTAGAACATACCTGCGTCATATGGGCTAGAACCCTTATAACCAACCATGTAGAACTGATTTGCAGCGCCTAGGTTTGCAGAATACGGATCAATGTACACACGGTAGCGTCCGTTTAGAACACCTGCGAATGTATTGCCTGTATCGTCAACATTTAAGTTTGTTGACAAAGCTGGAGTGTAGTCTAGAACACCAGACATAGCTAATGCACTTGCAACGTCTGCAGAGCAAACGATGAAGTTACCTTTACCACGACGTGTGTCTTGTGCAATGTGGTTAGCATCACGTTCAATGTTGAACAATAGACCTTTGAAACGCTCTACAGACCAACGACCATTAGAATCAACGTCTAGGTCAAATGTGCCTGCTGTTGCTGTTCCTGGAGAACCAGGCTTAGCAACTTTGTAAATTGTACGAACAACTTCGCGATTAATTTCAAACATGAACTCTTGTGACAAGATGTTTGATAATTCTGCTTCTGCGTCAAGACCGTGAATTGCTTTCAAGTCTTGTGCCAATTCAACTGTATATTCAGCTTTCAATGCACGAGATTTAGCAGTAACAGTTGTCTTGTCAATAGAGAAAGACATTTCGCCGAAAGTATCTTGACCTTCCATTGAACCTGTTGTTGTAGCGTTACCAGTATTATATGTTCCAAATACTGGGTTGTTGCCTTCTGCATTTTGCATAGAGCTAGAGAAAGAAGTATTTGCTTCGTTGAACAATGCTTCTTTTCTTGTTGTTGTGTTGTTACGCTCTGCACCATAGATAGAACGCATTGCAAAGATCAAGCCTGTTGGGCCTGTCATTGGCTGTACACCGCAAATGTCATATGCCATTAGGTTAGGCATTGCACGACGTACTAAACCGATCATGATCGGGTCATACTTGTCAATACCGCTAGTAGCAGAAATGTTGTTTGTTGGAGCTGTCTCAAACAATGCATTACGCTCTTCACGTAATGAACGCTCTTGGTTCTCTAACAATACAGACGTAACTTGACGTTTGTAGTTGTCTTTAATTGGAGGAAGGTCTGGGTGATCCAGAATTGCTTCCCATTTCTTTTGGTAGTTTTCGGATAAAAACATTTATGTCTCCTTGTTGTGACTGTTTTAAATAACTTTTACTTATTTATAAGTTATTGTCTTTTGATTGTTCTTGATAAGGCATTTGCATAAGCTGAAACAACATCGTTGCTTTGCGTGAAGCTAGCTGGCGTGTCAGTCTCCTCTGTTAGCGCTTGCTTGGCTGTCTCTTTAATTACAGCGTCGCGTGGAAAATAATTTTCCTTAATAACAGAAACTTTTTCTTTATAGATTTCTTCATTCTCAAAATCTACACCTTCTAAAAGTCTTGTCAATTTATTTACTTCAGTATCTGCCAGATCCTTAGCCATTTCCTTAATAATAAGTTTGCGCTTTAGTTCTGTTACTGATGTATTTAAGCCAACATTGTTTTCTACTTGGCCATTTAGGCTTTCTTCCAACTCTGTTACCTTAGCTTGCAATTCACCGATTACATCATATTTTTCCTCAGGCACTTCAATATAGTGTTCTTTGAAGAGCGCCTTAAGACCTGTCATAAAGTCTTCAGCAATTTCGCCGCGAAGACCATTTTCTACTGCCAATTTATTTTCTTCTATGTAATTTTCAACTACATAGTTAAGATATGCATCTACTTTTTCAACAATGCTTTCCTTGTATTCAAGGAATTCTTCCGCATATTTTTCTTCAAGTGATGCTGCAACTTTTTCCATTTCATTATTAACGCGAGCAATAACTGCTGCCTCAAAAATAGATGTTGCTTTTTGTCTAAAATCTTCTGAAAGTTCTTCACCGAAGATTGGAGAAAGATCAATAGGTTCAACTATTGATTCTTGTTCTTCTTCTGTTGTTTCTTCTTCAGATACAACTTCTGCAGATGCATCAGTTTCTTCATCTTCATGAATACCTGTGTTCTGCGGAATAGATGAAAGATCTTTTACTGTTGTGAAGTTTGGTGCTGCACCAACGGGGCCCTTCATTGCAATAGTATTCTTAGAAATACCTTTTGCAGTAATAGCTCCTTGGTTCACATCCTTCTCATCACGATCTTCGTGACTTGCAGATTCTGAATCACCCTGTTTAGGGTTTCCTGTATCGCCAGCATTAGCAGGCTTGATTGTGGAATCTTTTCCGCTAGTTGGAACCATTGGTCCTGCGCCCTCATTAACTTCCTGCGAAGTCTTAACAGAAACGCGTTCTAGCAATTCCTTAACTTTACTTTCTACTGACATTAGAGTCTCCTAAATGTATGAATGTTCTCAATCTATATTTATAAGTTTTATTACCTAGACAATTGATTGACGAATTGTTCAAAAATTTGTAATTTAACTTCGTCTAAATTCTTAGCTGAAGTCTTCCTTATTTGCTTTTGTGCATTTTCAATTTGTATTGCTTTCCACACGCCATTTTCAAGAATCCACTCCGCAGATTCCATGATTCCTTGAACAAAGGCGTCTGGGGCAGATGGGTCAGCAACAATGTCAACAGTTGCAAGGTGAAAATCACCTTGTACTTCGTTGATTCCTTCGGAGTTCATTTTTAACGATCCCAAACCTCTTGTGGATACGCCTAGTTGAACTTCATTTTCTATTAAATTCTTTGCTATAATTCCCATAGGCGTATCCAATATTTTGGCTCTACCTATAACATCGTTACCTTCCATCTTTAGGCTAGTAATAAGGTGGGAAACTTGGTGTAAGTTAATTGAAGGATTCTCAGGATGGCCTAGCTCTCCTAATGAACGTTTTTGCCCAATAAGTTCTTGATACTTTTGAACTTCTCGTTCCATGATACCTCTACCATAAGAACGATTGTTTCTGTTTGGTTTTTCAGCTTGAGCAAATATACCTTCAATAAAGATATTTTTTCCACCACCTTGTTTGTCTTCTACAAGGTAGTGTAAATCTTGTGCAACTTCTTTAATTAATCTCATGGTAGTTCCTAATTACTTCTTAGTCTGTTGATCTGGTTCAATAAACCCAGCGGATTTAGATAAATGCAAATAAACTAATGAATTTGCTGGCATAGCAAGAGAAATATTAGAATTTGTATTTGATGAATCAGAAAATCCAAACATTTGTGTCAAAGACCAATTATCATTTCCATTAAGGTATAATATTGGTATACCATTGCGAGAAACAACAACTGGTAGTGCGCCTGACGTAGACCACATCATACCTGTAATATTCATTTGAACATTTGGCTGATCTATAGTTTCATCTGATAGTCTTAAATCGAAGCTAGTAATGTTTGCTTGACCGTCGCCAACAAATTTTACAACTGCCTGCTGTCTAACTTTTTTAAGTACTGTACGTGTTACTGGCATCTTAATATCCTATTAATCTTTAACTTCTTTAGCATGATGCTTAGAAAGTTGGAATGTAAATTTTCCGCCTTGAACTGGCTTACCAGTATGAATAGCCTGGTGCTTAACATCTGTGCCGTGAATAGCATTAGCAACAGAAAGATTGGCGTGTGTGTGAATATTGCCATCTGAGTCTTTTGTAACAACAAGCGGGTCTTCATGTGTTGTTTCAACTTCTTCATTTACATCTTTATTCGATTGCATATAATCTCTAACTGTTGATATATAATCAGCACTTAAAGTAATTTTACTCTGTACCCATTCTGCAAGGTTAGTATTATCTTCTAACATATCATGCACTGTCTGAGCATTGGCAATAATAGATCTCAGTTGAGACTTGGCCATATCGCCTTCATAGTCATACTCACGAGAATCTTTTGCCTCATTGGTTTTCTTTGCACCATAAGATGCGCCCAACGCCATACGAATACGTTCTTTTTTAGACTTACCGGCAAATTTAGGATTATCCGAATGGACAAAATCGCTAATATATTTGCCCGCAGGATCAGAAGCCTTTAGTTTTTCTTCTAAAGTTTCTTCTCTGATACTATTAAACGTTTTCATTTTCTTGTTCTTCTACGTCTATTGTAGTTTTACCTATAGATGATGCAATCTCTACTTTTCTAACATCAAGGGCATCAGAAATTTTATTTGCCATTGCTGTATTAAAATCTTGTAAAGCATCAGCCTGCTTATTGTTGATAATATTATCAATCATATTTTGAATAACTGCGGATTCCATAATTTTTCCTTACTGTGAATTATTTATAGGTTCTTGTCCTGGCGGCAACTGGCCTGGGGGCATGCCCGGCATTCCAATTTGCGGTGGAGGACCTTCATCTTCAATTTGTGTTTTCATTTCTTGAATCTCTTTATCAGACATTCTTAAAATATTTTTCATTACATAATCTTGACTGTAATACGCACCTACAAAAGGTTGAACTTGAGTTAATAAATCTATACGATTTCTCAAATTCTCAGCATTTTTCATTTCTTCAAAATACTGATCTTGTGCATATCTATATTGAATGTCATCTTTAATAACATTCCAGTCTTTATCTGTCAGAACACCTTTTAAAATTAATTGTGTTCTTAACAAATCGCCAAATATTTCATTAAACTTTTTGCGTAATCTACCAACAAACTTGGCAAATTTTAATTCGTCTCTTGTTATCTCTGTTGCTCTACCAAAAGAAATACCAGTTTGCGGTTGCATTCTAGAGATAGGAACATTTAATGCTTGATATAATTTACCCTGGAAGTAATTAATATCTTCAATCTGTCCTAAATTTTCGCCGCCAGGTAGTGTAGTAATCTCAGTACCCCTGCCACCTTCTCTTCTTGGCAACCAAAAATCTTCTAGCATAGACATCATTTTACGGTCATCTCGTATCTCGCCCGTACCAGAATCATAAACAATCTTATTACGATAGCGAGCCATAATATCTTTTAGATATTGCTCAGCTTTCAATTTAGGCAAATTGCCCACATCAATATAAAATATTCTTCTTTCAGGTGCTCTAGCCAATCTATAGATTACTAAAGCATCTTCCATCATCTTTAACTGATTCACAGGCTTAATGGCTTTATGTAAGTGACTTAACACTACATTCTTATCCAAATCCATAATCCCAGAAGGTACAAATGTTATTGCATCTGTT